AACGTCACTGGCTTGGACCACCAAACGACTCTCTAACATTCGTAATTGATCTTCTAGCCGCATCACAACAAAGTCATCTTTCTCATCAGCAATAGCATCACAGATCTGACGAATCCGTTCACGTAAAGCTTCTTGCTCTTCCCGGAATAACCGCTCGCCTTGCGATTCACCTCGCTGAATCTGGATTTTCGACAAAGTCAATCGACTATCCATGCCGTAAAAGCTCAGTGTGGTGCCTTTGGTCAATAACCAGATGCATAGCAACCAACCAATGACCATATCGTCATGCTCGCCTGGCGCATGGTCTACGCGACCGTTACGGATTTCGAGCGCCAGGACCTGATCGATAAGGGTTTTATCATTCATGCGGTCAGCGGCCATTCGTAGGCCATCGGACATTGTCAGACCATAAAGCGAACTACGAGCCGTTTGGCCTGAACCTGAAGTTGCAAACCCAAAGGTCTTTTTATACCGTACATAGATGTCTTCGGGGCGGCGTCCTAAGGGAACCTCGATTTCCTTAAAACGATCTTTATTTTCCATCCGTTCTTGTACGACCATGTTAAAGAGTCGTTTAAACGGATCTTCACCCTTTTCTGGCAAAAGCCACAACAACTGGTCAATAAGCGCCGCACCAATGGAGCGACGTTCAATGATGGCCGTGATGTTTTTAAATGTGACTAAGAAATCACAGATCCAATTTGCCAGATTAAAGACATTGGTGTCGTTATATGTTCCCGCCCCTAGCACTTCGAGCGACTCAACATCGACTAAGACCAAAGAGATATCGTCGCCACCACCGGCTTCAGACGGATCCATCCCCATGGTAAAACGACCCGTACTCAGTCGCTCAAAGACTTCAGCCTCTGGAATATAAAAACGAATCACGTAACCATACACCGGATCGATGTAGGTATACTTGACCTCTTTTTCCCCGCGACGAATCCGTTCTGCCATATCAGCCGAGAAGGGACTGGTATTCGTACCCGAAGTCCAGACGTTAAAGTAATCGCGATCCGCATCCTCGCCGACGGCTTTAGATTCATCGAGTTTAGTGCGCAGCCACTCGTCGCTCTTACCTAATTGACGATGGTTTAAGGTGATGTTCACCATAAACGAACGCTTACGCGAAGACGCTCGGATGATTTGCTCTAAATGTGCGTGGTTTTTCGCATCAAAGAAGCGCTCATTCCACACCGCCGCATCCTGCAAAAGCTTATAGACGTACTTACCGTCGCGGTCATCCTTTTTCCCAGCTGTTGTAGTAAGAATTGTCCCGTAGGGTTCGCCGCGCGCTTTTGCTTTATCTACAGCGTTACCGGTAGCAGCCAGCGCAGCAGGTAACGCAGTCTCAATATGCGGTTGAAAGGGCGGTTCGTCGATATGGAAGATAGGCGTTGTCAAACCCCGACCCAGCTTCAAGGCATTTTTCTCAGAGGCTTGCGGCACATGCGTGTTATAGCGATTGTTTAGCCGCATGATGGTGATTTCTTCACCATTGCGCGCATCGTCTTTTGTGGAGAAGTTTAAGTACTTAGGCAGCTCGGCCATAATGTCCTTTAACCGCTTCACGTTCGCGCGCCGCAGATTATCGTCCTTTGTTAAAAGGTTGATTGCCGTATTACGACAGAGGATGTTCATCAGGTACGACATTAGCTGATCTGTACTGAAGGACTTACCGGTCTGACGAATCTGGATCAAAAACACCATGACGTGGTTAAAGAAACACCACCACAGCGCAATGTTGCCCCGATTGGCTTGTAAGGGATCGCTTCCCACACCCGAGGTTGCCGGTGCCCGCGCGATTTCTCGAAAGAAAAACCATGGGTTAATCAAGCATTCGTAATAGATCTGCTTCATGGTCGTTTCATCCAGATCCGGATCAAACGGATCGACGCCGCGCAGATTCTGATTGATTAAGGCCAGATGAAAGACATTGTTCTTAACCCCCATATCGCGATAGACCGACGCCAGGCGCACAAAGGACTGGTTTTTGGTTGTCAGATCAATATCGGCAGTGGGGTAATAGTCAAAATCCTCTTCAAAGAGGATGAATTGCTTTTTAGGCACCATGAGACCCGATTCGGTTGTCTCATAGGCAGAATCTTTAATTTCCATAGTTCTACAACAAACTGATGAAAGGTGGTAATAAGACCCGTACAGTCCTCAGAGACTGCCTGAGGACTGTACGAGGTTACTACACTTGGTGAATGGGAACGCCCGCAATGGCGAGCTGCAAATCGGTATCCACCGTACGGCGGATGAACTTCAGATAAGCCGTACCCAAGTTCTGCACAGGTACGTTTACAATCAGTTGGTCTGCCCACTGATCCACCGAGTAGACATATTCGCCATTGCCTACCATCAGAATAAAGTAATCTGGGGCAGGCGGCAAAGCCTCCGAATTCGGATCAGTCAGAGGCAATGTACGATAGTACATGCGGTCTAACCATTCTTCCTTCGTTGCTGCGTCACTGGTGACGTCAAAGTAACTCAAGTTCTGGTTCACGAACTGGTACTTGACTTGGTTGTTCTGACCGAATGGCGGATTCTGGCCCGGAATAAAGCCAATCGTCCAGTTGGTACCCGTCTCCGAACCGGGACGCTGCAAGGTGATATCCACCACTTGTGTGAAGATCCATTCCTTGTTGCTGGCGTTCACATCCTTCATGTTGATGTTCACCGACAGACGTTGGTTTGCACCATAAAGGATGGGATTGTACGACGGGGTGTTATCGCCAAAACGGACGTGTTCCGTTACCTTTTGTGCCAATTGACGCTCCAAGGTGTAAAGGAACCATTCCAAGCGATAGCCGTTGACTTCATCGATCCAGACCGGATACGGATAAAGCTTAGGCGTGTACGAGCCGCGCGCCTCTTCCACTCGCAGACGATACGAAGCCGTGATGCCGTCCGTATCAAAGAGCGTAGCGTCAGGCGAGAATGCTGCTTCGCCATCAGACATCGTGTAATGCAAGACCACCGGGTATTCAGCACCAATGATGGTCGCCACAAACGCCGAGAGTCCAGAGATCTTGAACTTCGTTCCGTCTACAGGTAACCGTAATTTAGACCCGTCGTTATAATGCACGACTCCAAAAAGGTTCAGACCCGAGACCGGTAAGTTCATCGGATACAGGATCATCTTGTCATCGCTTTCCGAAAGGAAAGGCGTATCCAGGGTGATGCCTGTGATGTACTTCGTATCGTCGTTCACCGAACGATAGGCGGCTGTGTTTTCCACTAGCAGCCGCCGGCGCGAGACCACGTGACCCGTGTCTGAGTAAATCATCAGGGTCACCAGTTCACCGTCGGGCATGTCAGCCGTGGTAAAGCAGGTCTTTACGCCATACGTGGCGTAGTTCTGACCATTGGGTACCCGCACGAGCTCTAAGGGCACCTCGTTACCAATGAGGTTACCCGCTCCATCGAAATACTGACTGATGACTTGGAGATTACCTTCCAGTTCACTTCCACGGAAGATCTTCGCATAACGGGCCATGGTCCCGTTAATCCAGCAGCGCTGCTCCACCGTTAAAGCAAACGGCATGACAGACTTATCCAGGTAAACGCGATAGCTACCCGGGTTATCTGCCAGAAGGATATCAGTGGCATCAGTCGGCTCAGGATTCGGCGTACGGTTTACGGCCTGAAGGCGCGGCACGAACGTGACCGGATCGAGCTCGATGACTTTAAAGACATCTTCGGTTTCTCGATTCAGTACACGATCGCCCACTTTTGGAATCCATTTACCGTCAGCCTCAAAGCCTAAGTAAATTTCATCGTAAGCCCACCAGGCAAACCGACTGCTTGTGTCCTGGATGGGATTTTTCCCATCCGTACCGGTGATTCCACTCATGACCAAATTAGACATGAATGTTTCTCCAACTAGGGACTTGGCGTGATTCGGATAAAGTGCGATAACTGCACCCTATCAGGTATATACAGCTTGACCACACGATTAAGGAAGGTATACGCGTAAATGTCCATGTCCACCACGGTATACAGATTGTGGGGATGCACGATAACGAATCGAGGATCGATTTCATTATCCGGATGCGCCGGATCGTAGGCGAGTAGGTACTCGTATTCTGCGCACAGTTCCTTAACCAGTTCATCGTTATAATGATCCTTGATTCGGGGATCATTGATGATGCCGTGGTTTAAATCGTTCATGATTTTACACACGAACGGACTAAAGACAGCGTAAAGCTCGTCTAAGATGACGTTTGGCGTGTCAAAGGTCGGTTTGGGCATTTTCAAGGACATATAGTCCGAGACTTGCTTATCGATGACCTGAGATTTTGCCCGCATCGTGTAGGTATTCTCGTTGGTCAGCCCCCGAAGCGGTACCACGATGTCACGGATAAGGTACGGCGCCCCGTTTCGTGCATCCGGAGCAGAGACACCGGAATTATCTTCGGCAAACAGCAACTCAGACCGATCGTAGAGCTTACCATCTACCGTGATGCGTAGTACCTTATCGTCTCGAATATCGAATCGGTTGTTATTCGATAACAAGGCGTGATCGACAAAACCTTGATCGACGAGCTTTTCGCGCGTCATATCCGATTTACAAAATCCCGTAAACCGAACGACAATTTCTTGGTTTTGTGTGCCTGGATTTTCTAGATACTCTTTATTGAAGATCACAATCTCAGGGAAGTTAACAATGTAGTCAACACCTTCGATCAGGGAACGACGATTCAAAAAGAGATCCAATTCCCCCATGGGAATTTGCATGATCCAGTCCGAAACCACTCCGTTACGATAGGCTCGGTGCTTAAGCGAGAACTTCAATAACCCGTCCGTATTGGGTAACGATAAACGATAGCCCAAGTTTACCGTATCGCCACGCACTAACGTGTAGGTTGTGGCAGGATCAGTAAACCAGGTGACTTTATTATCGACGATGGCGTACTGACCGCTATCTGTGACATCCGTCCAGTTGTTTGATGGATTGCCATTAACAATCGGGCAGGTATAGAACCGATAGTTCGCAGTAGGATCGATGGTGACGGTTTGTTCACCATAGACCTCGTCTAAGAGATCTGTGGTATAACCTGCAATCATCTCGACCTTATGTGCCTCTAGGCTGCGGGTCGCGTAGATGGATCCACCCACATGCGAATGCCAGTCGATAAGCAAACCGTCTTCGTCGTACTCGTATCCCGTAGAGACATGCGTTAACCCATACGGAACATCGATCACGTTTTGCTGCGATTCAACGCGAACAAAGGACGGAGTATCGGCCAGGATCTTACTGATGGCGTTATACCCGTACGCGTCTTGGATCAGTTCTCGAGACAAGCACGTGTTCTTCGCCCGCATGATGGCGCAATACCCACTGGCTTCTAAGTTCTCAGCCTTAAAGACATCGACAGTCGAATCCAGACCCAGGACTGCACGAACAAGATCATCGTCTTTAAGCTTATACAGCTCATGAATCCGATTGTTCTCGAAAATCAGCGGACGGAAATACCCTGACTTACGGATATGCAAACGGATGGTCAACTGCGTCATATCTGTCCAGTCAGGCTGCTGAGAGCTAAACCAGTCTAGACGCTCAACCGAGATCCCATAGTCTTTATGGGTGACCATCCGGAATCCTGACTCTTCGTTCTTATGGTAGTAGATCCCTTTGAACTTCGAGCCTGTGGTAGTCTTATAAAGGAAGACATCCACGTCGTCTTGGTACTCGATGATCCGATCGCCTTGCCCGGCATAGTGCAGGAAGTACTTACGTTCATCGTCCATGTAATCGACGTACGTTTTCAGATCCGCGATCGGAAAATCATACACCATCTTAATAGAGCTGTCGTAAACGTATTCGACAAAATCCCCCACCTTGGCGTTAATCATGTCAATCGCATCGACACGATAGCCGTTGACAAAGGCATACGTGTACCCGGGACGCGCCAGGTACTGATTATACTCGTTTTGAATGGTCAAGAGCTCGGTAGTGCTCAATACCCGTTTGCCATTCGTATGGATGAAATCATCCAAGGGCGAGGACCGCGCACTACTGAAGTAGGCATTGGTATAGACCCGCAGGAACAAAGGTTCTTTATCCAGGTCAATCTTGAGTCGATCGATCAACGGCTCTTTTACCGCAATGATCAGATTCTTATCACGAGTGACCATGTAGTACGCATCGAACCGGGGCAATTGTAAACCCGAATCCACATAGAGGTCAGCGACCAGTTTCATCGTATTGCAGCATTGCGTAAACGACATCCATTGCCGTGAAGGGAAAAGCCCCATCAGTAACGGATGCAGTTGACCAATCTGGTAGACGTGAAACCGGACGTGCTGTTCGGGAAGGGTGATATTTCGCCACTGAAGGGTAAAAAATCCCCACTCCCCGCCTACTTTGGAAATCTTAGCAGGTTTGACAATTACCTGTTTGTCCTGACCCGGGCTGCACCAGTTGTTCTTCAGCGCGTAGTCAATGAGGTAATCGTACTGTTGCATGGTTGCTTGTCTCAGTAAGACGCAAAGGTCTGCTGAATCAGGCCGTTAATGGCCCGAACGAAATTCTTGTCGTTTTCCTTCCCAGCCTTGCGTTCCACCAGGCGAGAAATGACGGTACTGCGATAGGAGCGATCTTCGATGGCAGCTAAGATAATGGCCAACATCGTGGGCGGATGCTCTAGCGCGACGGCGACGAGCTCGCGCGGATTGGTCCCGCCAAACCACGAACCCTTCACGGTCTCAAAAAGTAACCGAGAATTAAAGTTCTTCATGGTAATGGCTTTGGTAGCATCGTACGTCGCCGCGCAGAACTCATTCAGATTATGCAAATAGAGTTCCTCTCCAATGACTTCTTGCGCATCGCGCACCGAGCAGGGAACATTACGCGAGATGTAACTTGCCAGGCGGCGCCGCTCATCTTCATCGAATTCGCCCGTCGTATCGAACTGGCAGCAATAAAAGTAGGCCGCCAGAATTGTCAGCATCAACTGCTCTTTGGGGTTGAGCGACAAGCGCTTAGCGATAAACTCTCCAATCCAGGATGCATAGACTGACATACCCAAGGGCGAGGTCGATTGTAACATCTTCGGATCGGAAAAGAGCCAAACCGCATTCAAATATGCCCGGTTCGTCGCCAGATTCGCTTCAGCCTGATTACGAATGGTAAATTGCTGGGTACGTTGATCGATCGAACCATAAAAGCGCAGATCTACCACAACCACCTCTTCATCGGGCGAGCGAGGGTTGCGGATATAGATCGGGTGTGCAAACGCAGGAATATTATTTGATACTCCAGCGACTTCTTTCAGAAAGCGAACCTTGGGTGTGATCGGGCTGGGTTCTAACATGCCCGTGACCAACGCATCCTCTAGTTGCTTAGTGATCTGAGCAATAGCCGGGCTATACGCGGAGCAAGCCAGGGTATCGTAAGCAGTATTAAAAACGCTCATCGTGTTTTTCCAGTAGTCGTAACAGCCCATCTCCAGATCCATTCTATGTCAAGAATGAACTGAGATGGTCTATATACATTTCAGTTTGATGTTGAGACTGATTCGAGTTCATGTGGCGAGGACCTCGGTCCTAATCACGGGAATTACTATGATGATTAACCATCGTTAGCTCGAAAATCAT